CATTTCGTTTGCTGCAACTCCAGCAAGCTGTTGACTATTAGCATTCATTAATTCAAATGCAGTTTTTGTTTGGCTATTTGTTGCACCCAAGTTTGTAATAAGTGCTTGAATTCTTGCTTCTTGAAACTTACCAAAAAGCTTTTCAATTAACTGAGCTTGTGCAAGAGGAGCCAATCCCTTTAATGCTGATTGCAATTCCATAATCATTTTTACTGGATTGCCTTTTGTGCCTGTAGCAATAGCACCTAGATTAATGTTGTATGCAGCAAATGCATCTTTTGCTTGCTTTGTTGGATTAATTAATGATGCAATAGCAGACTTAATAGCGTTAGCAGATTGAGCTGCTGGAACACCTGCTTCTTTCATTGCAACCATCATAACCGCTGTATCTTTAAATGATCCTCCAAGCTGTTGAACAATTGGACCTACACGAGGAATACCATCAACTAAGTCTTTAAGGCTTGTTGATGTTTGGTTTTCAACTGCGTTAAGGAAGTCAACTGCTTTAGATAAATCTTGTGTGCTAAGCTTATAAACATTTTGCAAAGAAACTGTGGCTGCCATTGCTTGCTGTGTATCAAGTTCGCCTAACTTAGAAAGACGCATTGCTTCTCTTGTAGCAGTTAAAAGGTCTACTCCAGTCTTACCAGTTGCTGCAAGGTCTGCAGCCATTGCTGCTGTATCTTTTGCAGATATGCCCATTGTCTTTGCAAGTTCTGTTGCAAGACCAAGTGTTTGCTTTCTGATTGAATCAAGAGCTGCTTGTGTTGGTTGTGTTAGACCAGTTCCGTAAACCTTTTGAAGTCTTACTAATTCATTGTTTACATCGCTAAATGACTTTAAAGCTTGTTGTCCAAATATTGTCATAGGGACTGTTAAACCAACTGTTAACTGACGACCTGCCCACTGAGTGTTCTTACCCCAGTTAATAAGTGACTGTGATCCTTTATCAACGGCAAGGGCATAAAGGTTTGCTTCATTTCTTGCAATCTTAGTTGCTTGAGCTACCTTATCAATTTGTGTTGGAGTGTATACGGAAAGCAAACCCTGCTTTGTAGGGTTTGACATAACAATAGAATTTTGAAGTTTTGTTTGCTCTACAGCAAGTGCCTTCATTTGTGTGACAGCTTGAGATGAACGCTGTCTAATAATGTTAAAGTATTCTGTTAACTTTAATTTACCCGTAGAAAGGGCAACGCCAAATTTTTCTGTTTCAGAAGTAAGCTTTACTTGTGTTGCAGTAAATTGACCAGTTGACAGCATAGTCTGCTTAAATGCAGCAGACATTGAATTAAGATCTTTACCAAGTGTGGCACTTACGCCTACACCTGCAAGATTTTTTTGAAGTAAAAGAACTTGGTTTTGTAATGCTTTAATTTGAGCATCTACTGATGTAAAGTCACCAAGGGCAACTATATTTAATTCTATACGTGCCATTCAGTCACCCCCTTATTCAATTTGTTCTAGGAACCCTAAGCCTTCCCCAAAACCAAAACCTTCTGACTCAGCAGTTCTTGCATTTTTAAGAGCAGCAACATCGTTTGATGTTTCCTCTTTCTCTTGATCTTCTTTATCAAGATCAACTCCTTGCAAGGCTGCTTGGAACTTCATGTTTCTTTCTTCTCTTATTCTTCCCGCCTCTAATATTGCGTTAAGCTCTTCAATTGAAAGATTTTCTTCGAGTTCGTCAAAGTTCTTCCAATGTCCGAGAAGAAATACTTCGGACTCCAAGGAGCGTAGGTCTAGTTCGTCCCAGCTAGTACCGCTCCGAGAAGGTTTGGGTCTGTTAGTTTCAGTCCACCGCAAACTTCTAAAATCTTCATCATTGTAGGGATTTCAACAAGTTCTTCAAACTTATCTTTGTCGCTTCCAATTTCTGGCATTGTTGTTGATACACAAAGCATTGCTGCTTCAATAAATACTTCCATTGCTTCGTCTTCTGATGACTCTTGTCCAAGGGCATCCATCTTGCGGATTACTTCCATGAACTTACGAATCTTTTTGATTGGTAGCGGTTTGAGCGTTAATGTTTCTCCATTTGCCAATTCAATCTCTACTACATCGTATACTGTTGTTGCCAATTTATGACTCCTTCTGTTAGTTAAATTATACCAAAAATATATGTCAAAACAAACTCAGAACCCCCGTCCTTTCGGAAGGGGGTCTGAAGTTTATATTTAATTGTTATTAAATTTTAGTATGTACCGAATACACGGTCAATAACCACACCGTACTCTGCACCAGCATACTTTGGATCGCTATCTGGCAAGCAACGGAAATTCACTGGGAATACTGTTGCTGCATCACGCTTCATAGCATGCATTGTTGTGTCAATAGATACGACACGACGTGCGACGTAGACACGTTCCTTGTTACGTGAAATTGATGTAGGAGAACTTGTTGCTGCAGAGATGACTGTGCCAGCCTCTGTAACAGACTTTGAAACTCCAATTTGAGCTGGAGCTTGTCCTACTGCGATCAATACACGCTCTACTGGAGCATCTCCGAGAGCACCTGCTGCCATCTTAAGTGTTGCTGCAGGCAAATCGGTAGTGTTATTTGTTACTGTTGAATCATTGCTAATTAGTGTTGCCACGTTTTGTACTGAAGTTTGATCAGAATTTGTTACGTAAACATTTTCTAATTGACCCCATGAAAGCTGAAGATTCTCAAGTGTTGCTTCGTTTAGCTCTGACTTAAGCATTACCTTAAGTGATTGCTTAAACAGACGAGCAGCATCAAGAAGCTGATCAACCATTACTTCGCCATATGTTGGTTCGTATGAAACTTCAAGACCTGTTGAAGTATATCCTACTTCACGATAGCCTGAAGAATTTCCCATCAAACCTGCACGTGCTGAAGCACCGCTTCCAAAGATAGAAGCAAGAGCTGCAGCGTCTGTTGCTGGACGACCCGCATCGTTTGAAGAGTTACCTACTGAAACGAAAAGAGAAGCTGCACCGACAATAACATTTTTAGTGTTTGTAGCCATTTGTTATTTCACCACCCTATTTTAATTAAACTAAAACAAGACGACATATTACTTTCCTCAAGATAAAGAATAGCATCAGTAGGGAATAAGACAAAATTTATAGGTATTTTCCAGTAATCGAATCGGTATCACGGGTATAGGCATAATGGATTGTAATGATTCCAGTCATGAACCCGCCTTCATTTTGAAAAGCTTGAACTGGATCTGCCATTTCTACATTCATCCACAAAAACTTAAATGGGCTTCCTGGGACCAAACTAACATTCATATCGCCAGCGGAAAGGTCGTATCTACGGAAAAGGTCAATCATAAAATTAGTAAGAGTTTGGATCTCCGTAGTTGCTCTTGATGTAATTTCAAAAGTCATTGTTTCTTGAGATATCCACCATTGAACGTTTCCTCTTTTAACAGATACGTCATAAATAATATAAGATTTGCCTGGGAGCAAGTTGTTAAATTCTGGAACCTGTTGTGCTGGGATAATAGGTACTAAAGGTGTTGTAAAACCATCAGCAGTGTAATTGGCAGCAGTCAATAATCCCGCTGCTTGAAGTTGTGCCCACAAAAAAGATCTAACGTCATAAGACGCTACCTTTGTATAATCTGCTGTCATTGAATAACCTCCACGTTACCACCCATTGAATTTACTATAGAAGCAACTTGTCTTCTAACATCTGTGATGCTGCCATTAGCTGTAATAATTGCTGCAGTCTCATTAGCTATTCTCTCATATAACCCAGATGAATCCATAATTGCATTAGTATTTTGTACATACCAGCTAATCATAAAATCAGCAAAAGCATTTTTTGATGCTATGCCACCTGGATTCATTATGTTAATTCTTGTACCAGGTGCTACAAATGCTTGACCTTCTGCACCCATAAATGATAAAACCTTTTGTGCAACAAAACTTACTGGCAAACCCTTTTCCATAACATCTGCTTTATATCTAAAAATGTCTGTTGTGTTTATTGATCTAGTAAAAGTATTTCTAGTTGGCACTGGAACATTTGATGGCAAAAAGTTTGTTCTAATTGATAGATTACCATTTAGTATGCCTTCTCTTTCTAATACAAATAGTCTTCCGTCTGGCGTTCCCAGTCTCCCCCATTCGTAAACGTGATGAAACTTTTTAGGATTTTGAATGGACTCTCTATCTAAATCTTTAACAAATCTCTCACCCAATACGGTAAAGGCTGCTTTGGCAATTTCTTGAGTAACAGAAGAAGAAGCAAGTTGCTTAACAGCATCAACCCTTGCTTTTATTTGTTCTATAAATATCTTATTCTCAAGCTTCAGTTGCAGCATCATCTTGGACTGGAACCCTTTGTAGAGTAGCTTCAAAATAACTAACTTTGCCAAACGGATCAAGTACTGCGTGAGAAGAGTAAACTTCAAAAATAGAATCTGGCTTACCAGATCTGTCAAGCTCAACAAACACCTGTTGACCATCGCTTGATTTAATTGCTTGTATTCTCCAACGCTTACTGAGAAGCTCTGTTGTTTTAATCTTTAATTGTAGCTTTTCTGAATAGCCAATAGCATCACCAGTTTTAGCAAAAGTTTTGCTATCGCCTCTTGTAGAAGCACCACCTGATTTAATAGGTTCTACCTTGCATCTAACAGTTTTAAGATAAACCCATTGACGGGTAATAGCACCACTGTTAGGGTCTTGAGCATTTACTTGCTTGTAAATGTCAGCACTAACATTCATGATTGATGTTATAAAAGATGCGTTTAGGCTCATATGATTATAATATTGACATTGCGGTATTGGTCAAGAATGTTATCAACAGTAATGTTTCCAGTACCATTGAATGCACCCTTTGCCATCTCAAACGAGATTTCGCTAAGGTCAACCTTCTGTAAGTATTTGTTTCTCCAGTTATAATCATTTGACAGGATATCATTTACAAGAAGCATTGCTGCCATCTTAATATCTCCTGGAACATACTTATAACCAATTTGTCCTTCAAACTTATAACGAGCATTTGCTCTAAATCTTCCATAGTATAGGACTGCTGGATCTACTTGATTATCGTATCTTAAATCCCAGCCAGCGTTGTAAATTCTTACAGTCTTGCCTGTTTGTGTAATTTCAAGCTTGAACCCAAAATTATTAAATACTGGGTTTAAAGTATTATCAATTACAAGAATATCGTTTTCCCAGACTCTATCTATCGTTTGCATCTTTTCAGTTAGTTCACAACCATCTGAGCCATTGCCAAACATTTCTTGTGAGCCATAATATGTGTAGAATTTTTGACCTGTGTATCCGTCAATGATGGTTCTTGCAATCTTTTCTACATTTGCAATTTCATTAGGATCTTTATAATTAGCGTCTGTAGTATTTACGCTATAACCAAGGAAGTCTTGGATTTCACTTACAGTAGCATAAACGGATTCTACAGAGTAGTATTGGGTCTCTTGGGAATGAACCCCGCCTAATGAATAGGACCAAACTATCTGTAGAACCCTGTTTATTTGAGTTAGAGCTGGTGTAACCACATATGAGTACACTCCATGAGGCATCTCATCAGTTACCGTTGTAGGACCAGCTAAAGGTGTTGTAGCATTATCTGCATCGTAAATAGTAACGGTTGGGATCGAATCCGCTTGGGTTAATACCCCATTGCTATAAACGTTAAATTGAATCTTTTCTTTTGAACCGTTAACTATACTTTGCAAATTACTTACCCCTTTTAATTATAGAATTCTTGTGCCTCTCTGGGAGTGGCAAGTCTAAAACCTTGCTGAGTATCAAAGATGCGTTGTGCATCAGATTCTGGCATGGCTACAAATGGGTGTTCCTGTGAAAAAGTATATCCATTTGCTTGATAAGAATGATTCATTCTTTCCATTTTTACTAGTATTGAATTTTCCTGCTTATTGTTTTTTGCCTGTCGTTGCTTCTTTTCAACATCAGAAATTTCAATTGGTTGTTTTTCTGCATTTTCAAAAGCTGTAACCATTTGATAAGAAACGCCTTGCTCTTCTAGTTCAACAATGATATCCTGCTTTGACTTTGCTTCTCCCAAATCAACTGCGAATGTTTCTGCAATCTTTTTAAGCTCTGCGACCTTTAAATTTGAAAAAGACATTTTTTTCCTCTCGTTATGTCTATTATATCAGAAAATGGTCAAGGGAGATATTTCTATCTCCCTTGCCATATGTGCATCTAATTAAGATTAGAAGTTGTAAGTGCCTGAGCCACCAAGTGTGTTTGCACCGTGTGATACGGAACCAAATGCACCTGAAGCGACTGTTCCTGCAACCTTGATGTTCTTAACGATAACATGTGCATCATAGTTTTCCATAGCACAACCGACACGAATGAATAGAGTATATTCAATTGTATCTTTCTTTGGCTGGAATAGGCGATAGACTGTTACGTCACGCTTGATACCAATGATAAAGTTTTGAGGGAAAGTCAAGTGTAGGTCACCATGCAAACCTGAAGGGCTTGTGTAGTCTCCTGCCTTTGTCTCGTCCATCAATGGAACGTTGATAACTGGGATACCGAAAGCGAGAGGAGTTGTTGTTCCTGGACCGCCGTCGTTAGCAGCAACATCTCCACGAAGGATACCTGAAGCGATATCAAATGGAGAGAAGTTAGTGCTTGTACCTGAAGTTAGGTTGTATAGATAGTCTTGAACCAAGTTCGATCCTGTGAAGAAGCGAAGTTGATTACGACGTTGCTTGTACTTACGTGGAAGAGTCTTGATAGCAAGGTTGAATACAGCCTTGTCAAGTCCTACACCTTGTGCATCAACAACGTGAGCGTTGCTGAGTGCTAGACTACGGAAGCCAGGGAATGCAGAAAGCAATCCAGTGGAAGTTCCTGTGCCATTGATGAGAACATCCTCAATGTCATTACCTGCTTGGGTAGCCATAAGACGTGCAATGTGATCTTCTAGATCAGCACCTTCAATATTGTCTTCTAGAGACTCTGAAGAAAGTTCCCAATCGAGACGTAGTTTACGTGTTGTAAGAGAAATTTTTGCAAATGTCGCTGCTGCGTTTGTGAATTGTCCTGTTGAACCTGAATCGTATCCTGTGTAATCACGAGGATTGTCTTCAGATGCTACAGTCATAATTCTTTGTCCAACTGCAACACGATCAATCTCGGTTGTATTTGAACGCATACGGATTGTACGAGCTGCTTTAGCGAGAATTGTTGCATCCCACATGTAATCTAGGAAACGGTTAGCTTGATCTGGATAGAGCAAACCAATACCTGAGTTAGTACGTCCGTCTCCAGAAAGATCTAGAGAAGGAGTAGTTCCGAGATTCGTGGTATCAATTACCTTTTGTAGAAGTTCATTACTCATTTATTTATTTCACCACCTTATTATTTTTTCTAGTTTATTTTGTCAAGTTATTGACACCGAGGAAAGTGCCTTGCCATATACTTGTTTTTTGGATTTTTGTATCCTCCATTGACCCGTTTAGATCACTGGACTTCTTAACTGCAGTTGCTGATTCAAAGCCCTTAAGCTGATGGTCTAGGTATTCTACCTTGCCATACATATCTGCAACTGACTTATTGATTTCTTCTTGCTTTGCCTTTACTTCATCAATAGCCTTAGAGAAAGTTTCTGTAACTTCCTTAACCATCTTTACAACTTCTTCAGTTGTAGATGATGATGATTCCAAAGACTTAGCAATTGATTCATTGAAGAAGGTCTTTAGGTCGTCTACCATCTTAGTGAAATCAAGGGTATCCTCAACCTCTGAAATAGCGACAGCCTTTTCAATCTCTTCTCCCGCAAATCCCGCTGTTTCATCAACAGCAACTGTCTCGGCTGCTGGAGCCTCAACATCAACAGACTTTTCAATTACTGTGTCTTCTGTTGTTGTAGTTGTTTCTTCTGTCATTTCATTACCTCCTTCATTTTTCTTAATCGCCTGTGTAACATCTATAGGCGAAACCTTTTTTTGTTTATTTTGATCAGGATAAAGATTGATTGTTGCGGAACTATCAACCACATTACCTGGGGCAGCAGATTCTGTTGCTGCATGTGTTGGACCTGGGGCATCATCTTTTGTAAGATATGAATCCAAAACTTTTTGAATTGATTCAAACTTTTCTGTTTCTGCTTGCTCAATCCAACCAATTGTTTCCATTGTTGATCCACATACTACACAATCTTTTGTAATATCTGTATCTGTTGAAACAACTTCGTCAGTCTTACACCAAAACACATTGTCAATTGGTGTCTCTGCAGCAAGACCTTTAAAAACAAGACCGCCATCTGTTTTTTGAATAGAAAAAATATTTGCTAGTGGGTTTGCTGGAGAATCAACTAGTGATAGTTCATGTAGATCATAGTTGTGGATAACTCTGCGTGTTTCTCCGCCATCGTCAGACTTTTCCATTTTAGCGTCTACAATATTGCCACCAATAGAAAAACCTGTGAGTGTTCCGTCTAGAACTTTCTCCCAGGTATCTTGTGCACCTTTTGAAACATAAGCTGTTACATAAACGCCGTTATACTTTTGTCCTGTAGCTTTGTCAAAAAATGTATCTTCTTTAAAATTAATCATTTTACCAACCGCTGTTGGTTGGTGCATTTCACGGATATTACCTCTGAAATTTTCAAACGCTTTTCTATTTGCGTCAGCAGTAACAATGTCACCGTGACGATCAACATTATCAAGAGAAGCAAATCCAGAGACAGTTCTCTTCTCCTTGTTGACTTTCGCAATAGGGAAAGCAAGGGTCATAGATGATTCGCTGTTTGTCCAGTACGTTTTTTGAATGTCCATATGTAAATAAATAATAGCAATAATTATGAATAACTCATAATTTTAGCTAATATTATTTTCTCCTTCTTGTGGCTTTGGGATTATCTTTACGTTTTGGTAGGTCTGGGTATTGGTAGGTGTTACCCCTTTTGACCCGCCATCTGTTTTAATATTGTTGACGTAGGGGGTTTCAATATGGTTTTCTGGCAAAACATTCGGATCAGAAGTGCTATGATGAGAAGCCAATCCTCCAGTTACAAAGCCCATAATTGGGTATAGCAAACCCGAAACAGTCTTTTGAAATCCCGTTGCTGCCCACATGCCGTATGAGCTTATAAGTGCTATGCCCAGCTGTTTTGCGTCTGAGATGTTAAATTTAAAATGGTGTTTTAGTTTCATATTGTTGCTTTCAATGCATCATAAACTGTTTGGCTTACAGTGCCGTTTTTGACTCCAAGTTTAGGGTTTTTAGCTTCATATTTTTTTAACGCTGCTATTGTATGTACATCCATAATAGCATCAACATATTCTGTAGGTAGTAAGCCTGCTTTGGCTAATGCCATTTCTACCGCCAGCACCGCATCACTTTTAGCACCAACTATAAAAGAAGTTTTGTCTACTGGAAATGGTGGTGCTGCCCAAACTGTAGGGCTTGGCGATGGTGTAGGAGAAGTTCCCGCAGGGGTTCCAGAAGTCATTGTGCCTGTTGCTCCTGCTACAAGTGCTCCAGTTGTTGCTACTCCTGCTGTAGCTTTTTTTGTTTTAGATGGAGCAATAGTTGGTTTTACTATTACTGGATATGCTGGACGAACAATAGCAAGTACATTTAAATAAGGTCTGTGTCTTCTGTAGCAACCGCCACCATTTGCTTGACTACCAACAACATGATCTGGGCTTGTATTAAAACCAATAGTTGTTATTCCGCTTGCAGATGCTGCTTCTAATAACTCTACATGATCTGCTTGACCATTATTTGAAAAAGAAAAGAATACAATATCGCCTGGTTGACCTTGAAATTTATTTACAACTCTTCCCTGACGTTGAAACCAACTTAATCCAACTTGACAAGATGCAAAGCCTTTTGGAGTTTGTCCTGCAATAATGTGTGACAATCCAACTTGTGCAAAACACCAAGAAATTCCCATAGCACAATAAGGTTGATTTGGAATACCAAACCATGT